AAAGCAGACAATAGGACGGGGCATATGCATAGCTAGTCTAATACTTAATTCCTTTATTTTATAATATTACTCTCATCCAATAGCAGGATATAACAGTAATGCCAAGATTGATTTCCTCTGGTTTGTTAATATTAGGTGATGTCTCTGAACAGTTAAGCAAGACTATTAAAGCAACCTTGTGAGAGTATAATATTATAACTATTAACCTTTAAAACTTAGAAATTATGATAAAAGAAAATGAACAAGAAACAATGGATTTCTACGGAATAACAGAAGAAGATTTAGAAATATGGAATGAACTTCAATATTCACAAGTATAATATTTTATAACATTACTCTCATCCAATTGCAAGTAAGTAAGGTAACACTAACAATAACGTTGGTGTTCTAACTGAAAACTAGGGCAGCGCCAAGGTTTGCAACTTTGTGAGAGTATAATACTAATCCTAGTCTGGCTTAATTAGTCAAACAACAGAAGTGTTGTGATTAGGTGGAACCTCTACCTTATGTGTAATAAGAGGTTTTTTATAAGGTTAAACACTTAGCGTCCATCGGTTAAACGGTACAGGGAGGGTAATCAGTCCTCCTATTATATATACAAGTTATGTATATCCGAGAATGGGTATAGTAACAAGTGTCGGTATATATTCTTAGAACAAACGGCTATTAAACAAGAGATAAGGTTAGCAAAGGAATAATAGTGGGCGGCAATCCATTACCTTTAGCACTTATCTCTTGTTTTACAACATACTAGTCCACGGATAATTTGAGTGATTTCTTATTATCAAGGACAGGGAGGTTCCCCATGACGGCCCAGTAGCTAGTAATACTACGAATGTGGAGCAAGTAGGTAAATAGGCTGATTTAATCACAGTCTATTTGCTTGCTATACATTAAAATATTAAAAGTGGAGTCCTGGTGACATACTAGTTAGTCATAACCCTTAATTAGGTACATATGCAATCGCGCAACCAGTATCAGCTTTTATAATTAATTTCAAAATTCAATTTTAATATATATTTAAACAAAAATGTTATGAAGCACAATCAATTAGAAAGAAGAAGTGGAGCATTAAGTAGACTAGAAGCTCAATTAGAGAATGGTACTAAAAGTACTAAGGCAAATAATATTTATAATAATATGCCTTTATCTGATAAAGATATTAAAAGAATTAGTAAGGAAATAGAAATCCTTAAAAAAAGATTACTATAATAAATTTACTGAACACATGACAACACACCTACACGGAGTGGGCACAATATGTTAGTAGGTAAATTATCAATAGAGAAATGAGTCAAGCAATACCACTGATTATTCTGTAATAGTATCAGCTGTGAAGATACGGAACCTAAGCTTTGCTTAATCCAGTAGCAGATAAGCACTTTATTGATATATATAAATTATTAACTAAATACTAAATGATATGATAGGAAGATATGAACACACAACTATGTTGTACTTAGGAGCTGTTGTTCTTGAGGAAACAAATGACTCAGATATTATACTTGGACATTTCAATAAGAATGGTTGCATTGTCTATGGTATTATTGAAAGATATGGAAAAGAGTATCAGCAAAAGAAATGTTACTGTTATGGTAACATTCTAAGAAAAGACTTTGTGCCTCAACACATCTTAGAAATATTCCAACAAAACAAAGAGTTAATAGATAGAATACTATAAATAATATATGCCATTAAGCCTCTTTATAGAGTTACATGACACGCCTAAATAATACGGCAGGGTAAGTTTGAATCTTACTAGTGGCACTAAATACCTACAAAGTTCTTTAAGTTTTACGAGCAAAAAGTTATACAAGTAGGTGTATGACTTTTTATTAACTAACCAATTAAAAAAATCAAATCATGAAAAAAATGCTAACAATACCCATAATAATAATATTACTAAGTTTTACCCCATCTAAATCAGATAATACTTTTCAAATTAATGAAGCTATTAATACATTGGAAGATATGAAAGAATGGATGGAGTGGGACATGTACATAGGAGATATAGACTCAATAAAAGGAGCTCTCTACATTGAAAACATTGAAAATACAATAATCAAACTTAATATGAGTAATAATGAACTAGTAGAATTACCTATTTCTTTGGATAAAGAAGTAAAACAAATTGAATTAGCTAGTATTGTTGATGATGTACATTATGAAGTAACTTCATATACAGTGGATGATAATTTAGTTAACTTATATTTATCTCCAGGATCAGATTATCAGCTTATCATAAATGGAAAAGATTATTTTAACTTTACCATAATGGATAGAGATATCACTAATGAAGAAAATTTAAATATATCAACTGATTTAAACTATAAAATTGTTGATGAAATAATTACTTTTTATACTAACCCGTAAAAACCAATCCAGATGAGAGTTAAAGTAGAAATTCCAAATGAACTTCTTGAAATATTACATAATAAAGGTATCCATGGCAGAAATGCTACAGAATTTTTTGAATTATATCTTTTTAATAAATTAGACTTTGATAGTCAATTTATATTAGAAGATGCAATTCAAGAAGTTCAAGAGTTACTAAATGATAAATCAGTTGATAATATAATACATAGAAAATGAATAAAAAATTAACTTTTGATGCGTGGTATTGTTCATATGAAGATGAAATAAACATTGAACTTGCTGAAAATGGTGCCGATAGAGAACTTGACTTTGATTCTGAATTAGAGTTTGAAGTTAGGTATCAAGAATATTTAAACCAAAACAAAAACAATGAATAAAGAAGAAATTAACATGCACATAGCTACAAAAGCTAAAGATATCAGTTATCCAAAACTTCCTGAATTTATCTTAAAAAGTACCAGTAAAAACTATAAGAACTTTGATAAAGGTCTTCAAGTATCTTGTATACGTGGTTTTAGATCTAGACTTAAGAATTGGGAAAATGCCAGAAGCCAACAATTATTAAACTTGTTGTAAAATGGCTAATGTTAAAGAAAATCATATTGAAACCATAATATTATGGTGGACAGAAAATGGCTCATTTGATTACAATCATTATATGAAAGTAATTAGAGCTAAGAGAAAATTAACGCACAGTAGCTGAGAAATGAGACTCAGTATTGTTAGGGTTCAAACCCCTGCTTCTTTTCCATATTAAGGGTTACAGCTATAAACTGTAGCCCTTTTTATTAAACTAAATATTAATTAATTAAATAAGAAACTATGATAGTAAAAGTAATTGAATTAAACGGAGAAAGAATGCCTAATGATTTTTGGAAGTATGTTATATTACATGCGCCTTGGAAAACAGAATATATGGATATTGAAATATTAACTTTTGATGATAGTATACTCTTCTTAAACTAAGTATATGGAAAAGACAGAAGATACTAAAACAACATTAATATTGTCAAATGTTGATAGAATGTTAAGAGATAAATGTCAGAAACTATTAAAAGCTCCACTTACTGTACAAAAGTTTGAATTCTTTTCAGAAAAAGCACCTAAATTTTATCACGTAGATTTAATAGTTGATAAACCAGATAGAGTAAGTGTAATAAATAAAGTATATAGGTTAAGAATAGGTAATAGTGGTTTATTTTTAAAAGCTGATTCTTTAAAAAAGGGATTAACTTATCATAAGGTAGGCAGATCTAGTTCAAGATTAAGTATGTGGCAAGATGGACATAATGAACAGGCTAGTAACTTTCATTTATTAAAACTGTTATCTCAGTATGTTAATCCAGATGCATGTGCCTTATTAGGTAATGACATTATTAACAGTATTGCTACTAAAGGAATGCGTGGATCTATATTAGCAGGTAAAATAACCAATACAACTGAAGCTATGACTTATTTTATAAGATATAGCATGAGAGGTGTAGGTATATCTTTAGAAATGAGTGATAGTTTATATGAGTTTTATAATTCAGTAAATCAAAATGTATATATTTTAAATAATGCTCTTAGATATAGTGATGATCCTAATGAATTGTTAAAATATTTTAAACCTTATTTTCCTCATAATAACTTTGTAAGTAATATAACTAAAAATAAAATTATGACCAACTTAAATTCAAGCGCTATACATAGTGTTATTAAACACTGTCAGGTTTTAGATATTAAAGTTGATTTGGCCAATCCGCAAGAATTCACGGATGAAAGATTACTTAAGCTTTCCAAGAAGGAGAAAGGGATCAAAGAACTTCTGAATATTTGGGACGGAGGTCCTGTACTTAATGATCTTTCAGGTCAGATTAACAATCCAATAGCTGATTTACCATTCTGATGCCAGATAGTAAAATATAACCAAGTAAAAACTAAGTAATGGAAACAATATTAAGAAATGAACTGGAAACAGCGGACAAAAGAATAATAGTGCTAGAAAGTACTATTGAAGCCTATAAGGGTTTAGTATCTGCACAGGAAAAGCGAATAGAGATGCTAGAGAAATCACACGCTTTTGAATTAGAAAATTATTATACTAAAAACACAGAACTATGAAAATATTATTAATAAGTTTATTAATATTAGTATCAAATGATAGTATAGATTTAAGTCCCCAATCTGTTTATGAATATTGCGTGGAACAAGATATCCAACATCCTGAAATTGTGACAGCGCAAGCTATACAAGAGTCTGGATGGTTTAAATGCACACATTGTTCTTTAAATAAGAATAATATATTTGGATTCTGGTATAAAAAACAATATATAGAATTTAACAACTGGAAAGAATCCATATTGTATTATAAAAGATGGCAAGACAGACACTATAAAGGTGGTGATTATTATCAGTTTTTAATTGATAGACATTACGCGTCAGATATTAATTATACAAATCATATAAAAAACATAGTTAATAAGCATGCTAAAACATGGGTCACAAGCAGTGAATAAAGAAATTATAGAATTAAAAGAAAAAGAAAATTTACCAGAGAATAACAACCAAGGTGGTTGGAAGTTCTGGGTATTTGTTGCCTTTATTTTAGGCACACTCATAGCTGTAAAGCTATACAATTGAATCTAATCAGTTATAATGATCCTCTTAAAGGACACACTTATCTTGGCCAGTTAGGCTGTAATAGAAATGAAGTGTGATAAACTAATAATGTTTATTATAGCTATATATATCAAATATATTTAAACTTTACAAATGTAATCAGTAGTTTACAAAGAATATCTTAATATCTTTACAGGTAGAATATGGAACATTCTTATGTTATATCAATTACCTGATGGAAGAACAATTGAGTTATCCTTAAATGACTTCTTAAGCTTCTCAGATGAAGAACTTAAAAGTTTAGTGGGATACAACTATGGAGAGGTTTTAAATAACCCTCTTTATGGAAGTGCTATCACTAAGCCTGGAAGAACTTCAACAGAAGATGAACCTGATTACAGTAAATGTGATATACCTGACGTCCCGTCAGAAGAAAAGTTTAAAGACCAAGATTATATTAAAGATGAAGAGTAACTATCTTTAGTATTAAGACAATAGCTCATACCAAAAATCAATTTTTATTAATTAAAAACCAATCAAAATGAACAAGTCAGTTAAAGTGACTGCTGATAAAGCAGGAATAGTAGTGAACATCTCAAAGAACAACGCAGATTACGGATACGTAAGAGTTAGTCAAGTAAGAGCCGTATTTGAGGGTGGATGGACTAGAAAGAAAACGTTAAGCGCGTTGATCTCAGGAACAGTAGAAGACCTTAAAGATTTAGGGTTTAAAGCTGGAATGGAATTACCTGGAAAAATTCAGATTGTTGAGCAGTTAGATGCATTCAATACTGATAATCCTGAAAAGGATTACAAAATTGCAGGTGATACAGGTGTTGTATGTTGTGTAGATGGGCAACCAATCTTTAGAAAAACATTTTATTCAGATGATGAACAATCTCAGGATACAATGTTAAAGCATAATAACACAGAAGATATCAAAGCAAGATATGCTGAATTAGAAGAAGCTGAAGAAGTTTCTACTGAAGAAAAGGCTGAACTGTAGTAATTACAGTATTTAGTACAGGGGGACACACGACAATGTTGTGTTCCCCTTTTTTTTTGTCAATTATTAACCCATAAAGTTCCAAACAATGAAATTAACACAACTTAAAGACCTTAGTGTCTTAAAAAATAACACTCTTGAGTATAATGGTGATATGTCAAAATACCAACAAAGAGGTAAAAAACAATATCAAAATCTAAACCTTAATAAATATCAATCACTTCTATATAAAAGAGCCCTTTATGGAATCTCTGTTTATGAAGAAAAAGAAGTTAAGAAAATGCATTGGGAAAAGAAAAGAAGAATTACTAAGCTTAATAGAAAAGCTCAAAGTTCTTTAAATATATTTAAGCAAGAAGTAGTAAATGGAATGTGTACTAAGCTTCTTAGTAATACATTTTATAAAAGTAATTTAGTTAAAAACTTATTTTCTTTGGAAAATAGTGTTACAGATCCAAAATTTATGAATACCTTAGATCTAAGAGATCTTGGTATAACAAAACATCATATTATACATAGATTTGTAAATGAAGGTATTTTACCAAAAGATTTTTATAAGTTAAAAGAATTACTATGAGAATACAAGAATTAAATAATGAAGAGGTAGTATTTACATATGTCTTATTGAAAGATATGTTAGATGAATATGATAAAATAATAGATGAAGGGGGTATCAGCTACGTGGCTGATAGTCCTTTTGGTTCTATTGGATTATTTAAAGAATTTAGTAATGAAGAACATAATAAGCTTAGCGGGTCTGAAAAAATAAGATTATTTAGAAGTATGACCTCTAAATTAGGTCCTATTTATGACTTAATTGCAGAAACTAATAGCAGTTTAGTAGATAGTATTACTAAAGAATTGCACACAAAAAAAGATTCAGATGATCAAACTGAAGACTTGTTATAAATGTGAAGAACAAAAACCTATATGGAAAAATCATAAAGGAAATAAATATTGTAAATATTGTTGGGGTAATATTAAATATAATAATGATCCGCCAAAGTATAAACCAAAAACTCCTATAGCACCTAAGTCTAAGAAGCAAATAATTCTTGACAGGTCCTATACCCAACTAAGAAAACCATTCATGTTAAAGTATCCTATGTGTCAAGCAGCTCTGGCTGGTTGCATGCATAATGCTACTGACGTACATCATAAGAAAGGGCGTGGTCCTTATCTGTTGGTTGTTAGTACATGGATGTCAGTATGTAGAAAATGTCATAACTGGATAGAAGAACATCCGGAAGAGGCTACAGAGATGGGATTCAGGGAGTCAAAATTAACTGACTTATGAAATTAAGACATGCCCAAGGTGTTGAATGTAATCAACCTCGGAATATTGAAGTTATAATACATAAAGACATTACTTGCCCTAGATGCAGAACCATGTTAAAAGAAGATCCTAAATTAAAAGATGCTTTTAATAAACTAATTATAGAAGCTAGAGAAAAAAGGACTATCCGTGCAAAAGCAATTCTAGAAAAAAATAATTTAATGATACATGATGTATCTTGTCCAAAATGTGGTTCTTCATTAAAAGTTAGAAAAAATAAAAGAGATGACACATCATTTTATGGATGCTCAGGTTATCCTGCATGTAAGTTTAGTAAAAACTTTCCAGGTGCCCCTAGAAAATCAGCACTTCAAATGCCTTTTGGTAAACATAAAGGTAAATCTCTTGAAAGAATACCTATTAACTATTTAAGATGGCTTGCCCAACAGACATACTGTCCTTCAAATGTTAAAAGGTTTGTAAACAAAACTAAAGATTTAATATAAACTAAAAATTATGAAAAAGACTAAAGATCTAGTAAGGCTAGAAGCTCTAGGTGTTTTGCGCAAGCATAAACGTGCTGGTGCCGGAATATCAATGGGAGTGGGAAAGACTAGATTAGGTCTTGAACATTTTCAGTTAGTAGTAAATAAACTTAAAGAAATTAAATTAATTCCAGCTAAAGGCTTGATTGTAGCACCGACTAAGAAAATTATTCAAGGATGGAAAGATGAGGCTAAGAAATGGGACATGGAAGAGCTTTTAGATAACTTAATATTCAGTACGTACAGATCTTTATCCAAAAATACTCTTGACTATGATGTAGTATACTTAGATGAGTGTCATTCTTTAAAGATGAGTCATAATGAATGGTTAAGTTTGCATGAAGGTTATGTTGTTGGACTAACAGGTACACCACCAAAATATAAAGGTTCTGAAAAACAAAAAATGATAAATAGATATTGTCCAATTGTTTATGAATACTTAATAGGTGATGCTGTTGATGATAAAATCTTAAATGATTATAAAATCACTGTACATATGCTAAGCTTAGGTTCTAGTAAAAATTACAAAGTTGAAATTAAAGATAGGCGTACAAAACAAGTAACCAAACAATGGTGGACTTCAGAACAAGAAAACTATGATTATTGGACTGGTAGATTAAACGCAGCTTATGACTCAAAATCTAGACAGATGATGAGCATAATGAGAATGAAAGCTATGCAAGCTTATGTCACCAAGGATGACTATGGTAAGAAATTACTAGATCAATCCAAGGAGAAATGTATTCTGTTTGCAAACACTCAAGATCAAGCTGATAAGTTATGTAAACATAGCTATCATGCTAATAATAAAGATTCTGATGATAACATGGTGTTATTTGAAGAAGGGCAAATTAAAAAGTTATCTTGTGTGCTTCAATTATCTGAAGGTGCTAATATATCAGGATTGAAAGAGAGTATTATTTTACATGCTTATGGTAATAATAGAAAAGCATCTCAAAGAATAGGTAGAACATTAAGATTAAATCCTAATGATACTTCTCATATTCATGTATTATGTTTTAAAAATACTAAAGATTTTGAATGGGTTAAGTCAGCTTTAGCTGATTATGACCAAAATAAAATTGAATGGTATGATCCAGATATATTTTAAGCTATGAATAGAGAATATGAAGAACATAAAAGTCATGAAGATAGAATTGCAGAGTATGAGTATTATATTAAAGAGCAAGAGGAGCAAGCTTACTCAATACTTTGTGATAATATTCGTGAAATGGTCAATCTTATTGAATCTACAGTGATTTCTTTAAGATATTTAAAATAAAACTTATGGAAAAACACAATATTGATTACCGGATTTATCCAGGATTAAGTTATAATATTTATGATACACGCAGTGCTATGAAAGCAGTATCTGAAATGTTTAATGTTTCAACAGAAGAAATTAAATCAAAAAGTAGAAAAAGAAATATAGCAGATGCAAGATTTATATACTGCTATATAACTAAAAAGAAATTGCATTACACCTTAGATGTAATTGGAAAAACAATTAATAGAGATCATTCTTCAATTGTACATGCTATTAAAATGGTAAAAATACTTGAAGATCAAGATATTAAAATTAAAAATAGAATCTCTATTTTAGAATCTAATGTTGTTATAGGTAAACTAAAAATAAAATAATATGGATGGTATATTTAACAGTTCTCTTAAAAAAACAGGAGACAAATTAATTCATATAAAGTCTGGTGATGAAATCAGATATAAAGAATTTGTAAAAGCTTTAGAGCAAGGTACTGAACTTGATATCTTCTTAGAGATAGCATCAGGAGATGGTACTTTGGCTCAATTGGCTAAAGTTCATAAATGTATTAGAATAATAGCTAGTCATACAGGCACAAGCTTTGAAGATATGAAAATGGTTATAAAAGATAGGTCTGGACTTGTTACTAAAAGAACAGTGTTAGGAAAAGAATATATGGATTGGAAGTCTTTTGGAAAAATATCAAGAGATGATTTGAACTTAGCTATTCAAGCATGTATTGATTTAGGTGATGGATTTAGACTGAATCTTCGGTAGGAGGTACTATGAAATCTGTATCTATTATTTTTTTTTCTTTTCCAAAACTATCTTCTATAGTTTTTATAAGAATTAATAATGTTTGAATTGAAGTAACATCTACTATTTTATCATCAGGTAAGTCTTTTATTGTATTGGTATTAATATGTCCAATTATTTTAAGAATTTCTTCATCTTCATATTTTGACATAATATTAAAATAAAGAGCTGTAAGCTTACTATAAAAAAAACCACTAACTGTAATTTGTGTAGTTGATTCATGTTTTATTGCAGGGATAACAAATTTTTCAGGTTCACTCATAGTGCAAATATAATCAAATAAAATTAATAAATAAAAGTTATGATAATAAATGAATTTTCAAAAAAAATATATAAAAAAGATTCTAAAGGTAAGATTAGAATACTTCATGTGTATACAGAAGGTAATGATGTAATTCAAAATTCTGGAGTATATGATAGTCAAAATATGGTTACCCATGTTCATACTTGTGAAGGAAAAAACATTGGTAGATCAAATGAAACTACACCAGAAGAGCAAGCTAATCTTGAAGCAGCAAGTAAAATTGATACAAAAATGACTACAGGTTATTTTAATACTATTCAAGAGGCTGAAGATGAAGTTGTCATATTACCTATGTTAGCTAAAGATTATAAAAAAGAATATAAAAAAGTAACATTTCCTTGCTATGGTCAACCAAAATTAGATGGAATGAGAGCTTTATATAATAAAAAAAGAGGTTTTATATCAAGAAAAGGTAAATTAATTGAAACAATGAATCATATTGATGAAAGTGTTCCTAATGTATCTATGATATTTAATAATGAATTTATTGATGGAGAATTATATGCGCACGGTTATACTTTTCAAGAAAATATGAAAGCTACTAAGAAGATAAGGGCTACATCAATAGATGGAGCACCAGCTACTTCAGAAATACAATATCACGTATATGATATGGTTTTACCTGGTCCTTTTATTAAAAGATATAATATGTTAGTACAACTAGTTACTGATATAGATAATATTCATATAGTACCTACAGCTGTTATTCATAATGATGAGCAACTTAAAGAATATCACCAAAAAAATATTGCTGATGGTTATGAAGGTACAATAATTAGACATGGTGATTCTGGATATGGTATTAACAAAAGAGATTCACAACTATTAAAATATAAAGATTTTATTGATGAGGCTTATGAAGTTGTAGATATTGTCCCTTCTGATAAGAATCCTGAACAAGGAGTTGTTCATTGTAGTATAGGTGGAGGGTATGACAATGTAACCTTTGGATGTGGGATGAAGTTCTCTCACAAAGAAAGAGAAAACATGTTAATTAACAAAACTGATTATATAGGTAAGACTGCTGAAATAAGATTCTTTGAATATACAGATGATGGATTACCAAGATTTCCAGTATGTGTTGGATTTAGACTTGATAAATAATGAAGAAAATAGAAAATAATCCGCATTATCAAAATGGTTTATTTTGGGGAATAGATATGATAGAACATATTGATAAAACAGAATATCAAACTGTAGAAAACGCGCTTGAAAGCAAAGAACAATTAGTTAAAGATCTTAAAAAAGAATTTGGCTGGGATGAATCACATAAAGATGTTGCGGAAGTAATGGGTGTGATTGCTGCTTGTAAGCAAAAAATAATAGAAGATTTAATAGCTAACCCTAAACTTGGAATATCTATAGAAGATGTATTGAACATAGCTCAAGAAATTGGCATTGACTTTACTGAAGAAGAAGCTGAAAAGGCTTTAAGAAAATATCCTGAGTATCAAATTAATGATTCAGGAGCTACCTGGAATCTTGTAATGGAAGCTGTAATTCATAGTGTAAAAGGAGAAATATGATAGTAGAAGATAAAATGATTGCAATATCTGCAATACTAAAAGAAAAAGAAATAGTAAAAGTTACTGGGATACATGAAGAAAATCATAGACCTCATCAATTTACTATAAGTGATAAGCATATAGAAGCTTCTAATAAAGACGGAAGCGGTGTTATTACAGAAAATATATTAGAAGAATATGATTGTGGACATCCTGGTTGTAAACTCAAATATACAGAACATGAAAATGATAGTATATTATTTTTACAACTCACAAGAGATGCTACAGATACTGAAGTGCATGATGAACTTAAGAAAATTAAGGATGAAATTATAAATCTTAAAATAAAATCAGTAGCATTTAATGATACTGAAGAAGGTTTTAAATTTTTAAAAGAATAAGTTATGAGCTGCACATTAAATTATGCATTAATAAAATGTATTGATAGAGGTATTACAGATAATAAAATTATAAGTAGATATTTAAAATTATATTATAACATTATTTTGTCAGAAGAAGCATTATGCTTACGAATAAAGCACCAACAGAAGAATAAATAGCCACTTTAGATAACTTAAGTTTTCTTAAAAGCTTTTTATTGTCCTTCCTAAGTTCTTTAATCTCTTTAGATTTACCTATAATAATATCTTCTTTCTTAATAATAATAATATCTTTATTGACAATGACTGAATCTTTAGATGATAATGCGTATTTCTTCGCGGTTAAAGCACTATCTTTTAAATTCAGTTGTTGTTCAGTAATAGATAGTAAAGAATCACATTCATGTGACCTTATTATTCTAAAAGCTATTTTTTGTAACTCAGATCTATTATAACCAACTAAAGTATCTTCATTAACAATGAAAACATTACCAGTTTGTGCGTATGATACTGTCAAGTTGAGTAATAGTACCATCAGGAATAGATTTATATATTTCATGATAATGATGTTGAATGATTGGTTTAAGATTTTCTAAAGAATCACTATATTTTTCAGCATCCGTTGCTATTTGTTCCCAACCAAAAGACATATGCTGCCAATAAATAGCGGCACTGTCTGCTAGTTGGATTTCTTTTCTAAGAGTTGAATCATCAAATGTTTCAATCTCAAGAGGCGTGTTTCTAAATATAAGAACATACCCCTGTATAAGGATAATAAGTATTAGTATTAAATATGGTATTATTGATCTCACTTTCTTAGTTTAGCTACAGCATCTACTACAGCTTGGCCACCAATATAAAGTACGGCTACGTTCACCCATTCAGTAGAAGCTATCACACCAAAGCCAACAAAGAAACTAGCTACAATGAATACACTCAATTTCTTACTTACAAAATACCCTAAAAACTTGTCTATTTTTCCTTTCATATTATATTTTTTATGATTTATATTAAACTTAATATACGGATAATTATACTTAGAAGCAAATAAAATAAAATTATGCCTAGAAAACCTATTGATAACCCAAAAAGAATAAGACATCCAATTAGTGTAGCTAAAGCACAACAGCTTGAGGTATATTACTTTAGATTAGTTATGTTTACTATTAGTAAAGAATATAGCATACTAAGTAATAAAGATAAATCAAAAATAGACAAAGAAGTATCTTACATGGGTATAGCGTTACCTATTATACAAAACCTTTTTAACATTGTAGCACAAAGAAGATCTGTTGTTGCATGGAAAAAGAAGTTTAAGTATGAAACAGATATTTATAAGTTTAGTTCAGCCTCTGTATTAGCAGAAGCTTTAGAAATTGAGGATTCAAATGTATATAGATGTCTTCAAAAAGATAGATTAAGTGCTAAAGGATGGTGTATAAGATATGAAGATGAATTTGAAAAAGAACAATCTAAAATAGAAAAGAATGGATGACATGTGGAAAAAGCTCATAAGAGCAAAATTAACACCTAATCAATTTTATATGTTGCATGCAATAAGAGAAGGTGTAAGTACCCCTCTTCTTAATACAGCAATGGAATATAGGGTATTAAAAAATAAAAATTGGATTTTAGAAGATGGTACATTATCTGCTAAAGCTGCTAAAATTATAAAAGAAATTGAAGCTTATTTTAAAAGACTTAAAGCAAAAACTGATGCATCCATAATGGGTAAAGACTTTGAAGAAAAGCTAATTTTTTATAATGATTTATGGCCTAAGAAAAAATTACCAACAGGCAAAGCTGCACGCTCAGCTAAAGGAAATTTAACTGACCCTTTTAGATGGTTTCATTCAAATTATGAATTTGGATGGGAATTAGTAATGAAAGCTACAGCTTTATATTTAGATGAAAAAGAAGCTGATAATTGGAATTATTGCAGAACAAGTCAATACTTCATAAGAAAACAAAGTAGTGATAAGTCATGGAGTTCAGAACTTGCTGATTATTGTCAATTAATAGAAGATGGTGCAGATACTGAACCTAAATTAAAAAGTGATAAAGTTTTTTAAATATGAAAATACATTCAACTATACTAAGTATACTTTTATCTTTGTTATTATGGCAAATGGTAAGTATATTTATAATACCAGTAACAGTAATGCAATATATTATTATTGAAATTCTTGTGGTATTCTCAATAGAATTGCATACATTAGCAATTCAAAAGTTAATCAAAAATTATGTGAGCAAGCCTGCTAACCACAATGTGGATAAGGGAAATACTCACCTCTAAAAGCTATGACAAGTAAACCTTGGAAACAACAAAAACAATCTTATCTAGATGCTTTAGTTTACATGAAAGGAAGACAACAGGGAACTATTACAAGTGTAAAAACACCTTGGTCTAAATTAAATGGAGCAACAACAGATGGATTTGAATGGCATAGTATGACTGTAATTGGTGGAAGACCTGGTTCAGGTAAAACACTAATTAAAGATCAATTTATAAGAGAATGTTTCAAATTAAACCCAGGATCTAACATAAGAGTTTTAGAATTCTCTTTAGAAATGGTGGGAAGAGCATCTGCAATGAGGGGCATGAGTGCTCACATTGATAAATCATATAATGATCTATGTAGTGTAGGTGAAAAAATGACAGATGCTGAAATTGAAACATGCAGATTATACGCTAAAGGAATGATTGATTATCCTATAGATGTAATTGAAGAAGTAGAAAATGTAAGTGATTTTGAAAAATCTATACATGACTATATGAAAACAAATTCATCAATTGTTATGATTGATGATAAACCTAGAACACAATACCAAAATTCTATAATAACACTTGATCACTCACTATTAATCAATGAAAAAAATAAACATGATATGTTATATGCTCTTGGCGCTTGTTTAACCAAGTTAAAGAGAAGATATCCTATTATATTTATAATACTAAGTCAACTCAACAGAAATATGGATCATCCTGATAGAAATGAAGATGGTAAATATGGAAATTATGTACTGGAATCAGACATCTTTGGCTCAGACGCCTTACTGCAACATGCAGATTTTGTAATAGGTTTGAATCGTCCAGGTAAAGCTAAAATCCGTCTTTACGGTCCTGACAAATACATTGTAGAAGATAATAACCTTCTTGTAATGCATTTCTTAAAAGCCAGAAATGGTGAGACTGGTTTAAGTTTCTTTAATGCTATGTTCAGAAAAATGAAAATAGAAGAAAGGGAACCACCGCCTCAACAACAAGGCAGATCAAGTAGATTCTAAAACAACAACCAACTCTAAGTAATTAACTAAGTAAATTAAAAAAAATGACAACAAAAAAACCAACACCTGAAGAAAGGAAAGATATTACTGTCAATTTAAGACAAAAACATCAACCTATCTTTAATGCACTTGGTATTTCTGATGCTATATTTATTCCTAAAATGGCACATTATCAAAAAGGTCTAACAGGATTACATATGGGATTTTTTGAAAGTGAATTGGAAAAAGGTACAGATCTATACACTGAAAAGGTAAGTATGGAACTTGAATCTGAAGACCCTAACCGTACACTTTACAAAGTAAAGCATAATCCTCACTTTAAAGAAGAATATGCTGCATCTGAACCAATGCCTAATGGTCACTGTAGATACTTTATCCCAGTTGATGAACTGATTGAAGTAACTAAACCAATTGAGTCAGCTAAAGAAGCTGATGACTTAATTATCCCTAAAGATCCTAATTTAGATCTTCCTATGGACCAAATGACAATAAGAGATTATGCTGCCATCCATATGAGAGAACCTATTAGCTTTAAGCTTTGGCTTAATGATGTAATAACGGATGCAAATCAAAAACCATTTTAACTATGGCAACAAGTGTATTAATAATAGCAGAATCTGGTTCTGGTAAAACTACATCAGCAAGAACCCTTAAACCTGAGGAAACTTTCTTTATCAATGTAGCTAATAAACCATTACCATTTAAAGGATGGAAAGCTAACTATCCAATGGTTAGCAAAGAGAATCTTGAAGGTAGAATGTCGGGCGTTAATACTCCAGTAGGAATATTAAAAGCAATGAAGTATGTTAATAATGACAGACCTGACATTAAAACCTTAATAATAGATGACTGGCAATACATGTCAGCCTTTGAATTTTTTGATAGAGCTGATGAAAAAGGCTTTGAAAAATTCACTGATATAGGTAAATGGTTAGCTAAAGTAGCTAAAGAACCTATTAACATGAGAGACGACTTGACTATTTTCTTTATGACTCATTCAGAAGAAACTACAGACGCAAGTGGCAAAAGAAAACAGAAAGCAAAAACTATTGGAAAAATGGTTGATGAAAAATTAACTCTTGAAGGTTTATTTTCCATTGTGCTTTATGGAAAAGTAAAGAAAGGTAAAGATGGTAAAATGCAATATGTTTTTGAAACTCAAACAGATGGCGCAAATACCTGTAAATCACCAATGGGAATGTTCAAGGAAAATGACATACCAAATGACCTTAATTTAGTAAAAGAAGCAATAACAAAGTTTGAACAATAACAAAAATAAGAATATGATAAGTACAAAAGACATCCCTACAGGTGGGAAAGGAGCAGGAGTTCCAAAGACGTTACAACCAGGTAATAGAGTTGTAAAAATTAATTCTATTTATTTAGATAAATACCCATGGGGAGATGAAGCATATAATCTTATGCTTGACTGTGAAGGTACAGATTTAGGTAAAGATTTTGAAGGGTTTTTTATTAATAAGACCAATGAAGAATTAGGACGTCACAAAGGACAAGTAGGTAGAGTAAGAGTAAGTGAATGGGCTTATCAGGATAAAGAACTTCCTGGTGGAATCATAATCAACAGAGACCTTGAGATTGTAAAAATGTTAAAAAACATTTGTGTAGCAACAGGTTGTCTTGATTGGTTTGAAACTGAAGATGGCAAACATGACACTATTGAAGGTTTAATATCTCATATGAATGAACAGTCTCCTTATAGAGATGTGTTTATAAATTCATGCTTAGGAGGTAAAGAATATCAAAACAAAGGAGGTTATACTAATTATGATTTATTTTTTCCTAAGTTTTCTAAAGCTGGTATTCCATTTGAAAGTACTGAGATAGATTCAACATTAAGTCAAGTTTATACATTTACTGAGAATGATCATATCCGTAAAAAAAAAGTGAAAGAAGTTGAAAGCTTTGAAGCTGATGATGACGGAGGATTTCCTTCTGCTACTGATATAGGAGCAGATACTCAAGAATTTGAATTATAAAATAAAAGGGGTTAATAGCCCCTTTTAAATAAATTATTATGATTAGAACAAAACTATCAATTAATAAAATTCCAGTACCTTGGATATTTGAACATTATTGTAACCTACAGGAAAGATTACATGGACAAGAGGTTTCATTATTATCTATGTTTAACAGCAAAGACTCTAAACCTTCAATGACAATATACTTTAGTACTATGAATAATAAATATATGTTTAAAGATTTTTCATCTGGTAAAGGTGGTGATGCTGTTAATTTAGTAGCAACATTGCATAACCTGCCTTACCGTGAAGCAATTACTAAAATAATTGATGATTATGGTAATAGAGGTATAAAGGAATATGAAGAAGTAGAATTAATAGAACAAGCTAAATTTAAAATAACATCACATACTACAAGAAAATGGAATGAATTAGATGCTAAATTTTGGAAACAATTTGGATTTGGTTCTAAAATGCTTTCTAAATATAATGTTAAGCCTTTAGATAGTTATAGTATGACTAAGAATTCTAAATCAGGAATAGATGAAATAGTAATAAACGGTTTATACATGTATGGTTATTTTAAATCTAATGGTGAATTATATAAACTATATCAACCCAAAAGAAGTGAGTATAAATTCTTTAATGTTTTACCTTATGTACAAGGGTCAGAACAATTAGAATATAAACACCCTACATTAATACTTTGTTCTTCTCTTAAGGATATAATGTCTTTAAATTCACTTAACCTTAATGTTGAGTCTGTTGCACCTCCTAGTGAAAATACAATGTTATCAAAATCAGTTTTATCTTCTTATGCTTTAAAGTATAAAAAAATAATGACTTTATTTGATAATGATGCTGCTGGTAAAATAGCAATGAATAAGTATGATGAAAAGTATGGTATACCTGGAATATATTTAAATCTTTCAAAAGATTTATCTGATTCTATTAATGAATATGGTAAGCTTAAAACTAAAAAGTGTTTACAACCATTAATATTATAATATGATTTGGACTTATAAAGGAAAACCAGTACATGATGTAAAAAGTATGCCTAAAGATACAATTGGATTTATATATAAAGTAATAAATCTTAAAACGGGTAAGTTTTACATAGGTAAAAAATCTGTAGCACATAAAAGAAAAACAAGAATAAGCAAAAGAGAAAAAACTAAGACTGGTACAAGAAAAACTTTTAAAATTGTGATTAAAGAATCAGATTGGAAAAGTTATACTGGATCCTGTAAAGAGCTAAATGAAGATATTAAAAAACAAGGTGAAAAGGCATTTGTCAAGTTCATAGTTGAGTATTGTTTTAGTAAAAAATATTTAAACTTTGCAGAATTATCATACCAAATAAAAGAAGATGTTCTTAAAGTAGAATCCTATAATGGCAACATATTAGGTAAATTTTACAGAAAAGACATGGAATTAAAAACTAAGAAAAATAAATAAGAAAATGAATGATTTAATAAAACAAGCCGTAGTATCGTCAGATAACTATACAGAACTTAAAACAATGATGATATCTAATGATGTCTTATCTGTAAATTTAGCTTTAACAATTTTAGAACAATCAGACTTTGAAAAATCTCAAATTTACATTTTATGCTTATTAAAAGAAACATCTAAAGAAGACTTTTTTAATAATAGTTCAAAATTTAAAAAAGAATGCCCTTTGTTACATGAAAAAGTAACAGAGAAGCTGTTAGATCATGATACTAACATAGCAAGCTTATCTTTCAGAAAGATATATGAAATTGCAGTAAGTAGAAAGAAAAAATTAGAATTATCATTTATGCTTAATGTATTTAAAAAAGAACTGATGTCTTTATTAGGAGATTATGGATTTACTTTTTTAGAATATATTGACATAGAACTTAAACCAAAGAAAATATGACAAATCATGAAACTTTATCAAAAGCAACAAAACAGTTAATGCTAAAAGAGCCTTTTTACGGGCTCTTTCTTATTACACTAAACAAAGTATGGAGAAAAGATCTTGATACAGCAGGTGTAAGTAAAAACGGCATGAATGCTCAATTAGCTATTAATCCAACATTCTGGGAAAATTTATCTCAAGAATACAAGATTGGTATTTTAAAGCATGAAGTATTACATATAGCGTTTCAACACCTATTATTAAGAGATTCTTATAAAAATAAGAGACTTTTTAATATAGCAGCTGATTTAGAGATTAATCAATATATTGATAGATCTTATATGCCTGGTGGCAGTTATCCAGATAAAAAATCTTATACAGATGATACTAAAATCTTTATAGATGAGATTAAAAGAAAACTTGACGCAGGAGAATATACTACTGAACAAGCAAGAGATGAATCTCTAAAGATACCAATGAGAGCATTATTTCTTGAGGACTTTGAAGATGAGCATGGTAATTCATTACAAACCAGAATGGGAACTGACTATTACTATAAGACATTGGAAAAAACAATGGATCAAAATGGTAAAAGTACATGTGAAAGTCTTAATGAAGCTATGGGTAACGGTTGTGATGGAAACACTGCTGGACATCCAGGAGAAAATCATTGGGAACATTCTACTTGGAATGAATTTGACGGACTTAATGAAGCTGATAAGAAGTTAATCCAAAAACAGATTGACTATCAGTTAAAGGAAGTAAGTAATCAAGTAAGTAAAACTAGAGGAACACTACCTGGAGAGATTAAGAACTACATAGACATGCTTAACCAAGAAGAACCTGCCAAATTTGATTGGAAAGGGTACTTAAGAATGTTTACAGGAGGTTCTAGTAAAACTTATACTAAGAAGACCAGAAGAAAACCTAGTAGAAGGTTTATTGGATCACCAGGTCTTAGAATAAAACAAAAGAAACATATTCTTGTTGCGATTGATACCTCAGGGTCTGTAAGTAGTGATGAATTAGTGGAGTTTTTCCATGAAATACATCATATGCATAAAACAGGTGCTGATGTGACAGTGATTCAGTGTGATACTGCTATCAGTCATATAGGTAAATACAAGAAGCCAGAAGATGGTCAAATCAAAGTACACGGAAGAGGAGGTACTAGCTTTCAACCAGTGATAGATTATTATAATGAGCATTCAAGAGATTTCTCATGTATAGTATATTTCACAGATGGAGAAGCTCCTAATCCAGATCCTGTAGCAAAGGGAAGAATGCTATGGGTATTATCAGAATGTTCGTCTATGAATGACAGTCTTCCAGGATCAGTAATACAGTTAAACTAAATTAATTTAAAAAAAATGAGCAACGCAGTAAGTTTAAACATTGATGAGTTAAAAGAATTTTTAAGCCACATCATAAAGACAAATAAACAATTACAAATAGACGGTAAAAACCCTATATCTACAGAGGTTGTAGGTGAATCAGGTATTGGGAAAACAAGTACAATGCTTCAATTAGCAAAAGAGGAGAATTTAAACTATGTAAAGTTAAATTTAGCTCAAATTGAAGAATTAGGTGATTTAGTTGGATATCCAATTAGACAATTTCAAATGGCTAAGAATATGGCTAAAGAAGGTGAAGTAGCTAAATGGTCAATGAAATGGGCAGATGAGCATTTACTTGAAGATTATAGAAATAAAGGTTATAAATCAACAGGTAAATCACAAATGGGATATTGTCCACCAGAATGGATAGCAGACAAAGCAGAAGGTGGCATATTATTATTAGATGATTGGAATAGAGCAGATGTAAGATTTATTCAAGCTGTGATGGAACTAGTTGATAGACAAGAATATATTTCTTGGAAGTTACCTAAGAACTGGCATATTATATTAACAGCAAATCCAGATAATGGTGATTACTTAGTACAATCAATAGATTCAGCACAAAAAACAAGATTTGTTAGTATTAATCTTAAGTTTGATGCTGAAGTATGGGCTAAATGGGCAGAATCTGAAGATATTGACAGCAGATGTATTAATTTCTTATTATTACATCCTGAGACAGTAACTCAAGAGACTAATGCAAGAAGTATTACTACTTTCTTTAATGCTATTTCTAGTTTAGATAGTTTTGAAGATGATTTGCCTTTAATCCAAATGATTGGAGAAGGATCAGTAGGAGAGGAGTTTTCAAATTTATTTACTTTATTTATTAATAATAAATTAGATAAGTTAGTACATCCTAAAGTAATGTTAACACATGCTTCAGATGACCATGTTGTTAAACTTCTTACAGAAGCAATCGGAATAGATAATAACTATAGAGCAGATATTGCTTCTGTATTATGTACCCGTTTTGCTAATTATGCTCTACACCATGCTGAAAGCAACACAATCAATCAACCTATAATTGATAGAATTACTAAATTAACTACTGATGATGTATTTGGAAATGATCTTAAGTATTATGCTGTAAGAGAAATTTTAAATGGTAATAAGCAAAAATTTCAAAAGCTTATGATGAATCCTGAAGTAGTAAAAATGGCAACTAAATAATGACATATAAGCTTAAATCAGCTTCTATAACAGATATTACAAGGCTTCCTTTTCCTAAGGAGCCTTGTAATTATGTTTATAAAAAAGAAGGACACGGAAATTTATTATTTACAGGATTAGTATATTCTGTAGATGGAGAAACTTATAGTAAAATAACAAATATATTTAAAGGTAGTGATAAACACACTATAGTTAAAGGAGATAAGGTATACGTATTACCTGGTCATTCATTATCCAAATCAAGGATAAAAGAATATCTCAAATTAAATAATGCAACTCTTACTGATGACATTACTAAAGCTACAGCAATTGCTGGACTTGATGAACCAGCTGAAGATGTAAATATGTATGGTACACCAAAGTTAAATAGTTTATTTTTTGAACTTTCTAAATCAGGTTCATTTTGGGTTAAAGATCTAGAAGTTGATTATCTTGATAATTATTTTACAGAGTTAACACTTGGATTAGACTTAACACTTAGGACTGTATCAACTAATGATGCTTATAGTAATTTAAAACAATATGATGCTAATGGTGGTATATTTACTTATTATGATAAAGAGTTCATTACAGGTAAAGCAATGGAAATAATGTATTATATTCTTACTAACAAAGTAAAAGTTCTTACTGAAGATTACATTGGTGCTAATGCAAATTCAACAGTTAAGCTTGAAGATGATGAAGTTTATGAAAGTATTTATGCAATGCTAGATAGTAGTGATAGAAATACTAATAACATGGGTATAGAACTTTTAATACATGCTGATCTTAGAGGTAAAACTTTATATAAGCTATTTAAAATAGCACAAGATCATGGTTGGGTAGTAAATAGACACACTAAAAGTAAAAGTGTTAAACATTTTTTAAACACAACTGATTGGAACACTCTAATGAATTTAGATGAAGAAGGATTACTTGATTATATGAAAAGTAATGATAAATTAGAGTTAAAAGCAATTAAAGAATTAATCCCTACTATATATAGTAGTAACTTATATAGACTTGAACGTTCTAATAATGATGAATTCTTTACTATAAGTCCTAAATCTACTACTGAAAAAGTAACTATAGTTCTTAATGAAGAATGGAATAAATACTTAGAGATTGAAGAAGATGAATTTATAAAAATAAAAGAAGATGAATATCACAAATAAATTTGATGACAACATAATTATAACAAATATACCTGTAAGAAATGTACTTGCTGATAGTTTTACATGGAGTATTGATAAGTTATCTCATGACTGGGTATCTTTTAAAGAAAGTAGTATTTCTAAAATATATACACCTAATCCTAAAGATAAACTTTATTTTTATCCTGGATGTAACGTTCCTAGATTTAAAGTAAGAGAATGGGGTAAGAAAAATAAAATAACTGTAACTGTAACTGAAGATAAAGCAAATGCAAAATTTGCATCTTCTAAAAGTTTCTATAAATATGTATCAGATGAATACTATACTAAAGTAAGTTTACCTGCTTTTATAAAATTTATAGAAATCAATTATGATAATCACTATACCAATTATGATGAGCTAATATCAACTCTTGACACTTATAATAAAGATTATATACTGTTAAAAAGTCACATATCTGGTGTACATGTAATGCTACACAATACTTATAACAATAGAGAGACCTTGTATGATAAAACTATAGAAGATTTAGATCCTAATTATACACAGTATATGCGTTATCAAAAAGTAAATATGAATGATTGGGTTCATTTTTATAATTTATGTACAGATCCAAATGTCTACTCACAACAATCTATCATTGGTTTAATTAATGAAGATTCAACAATAATCAACTCAGAACTATATGAAGAATTAAAAACTATGCTTCAAGCAGATGACAGAAAAAATATAGTAATGGCTATGGAAATAATGGCTAGTTCTAATCTTAATCTTTCATGTCATTATGTAATGTTGCTACTAAGGGAATGTGGTGAAATTATGTACAGTTATAAAGAAAAAAATCATGTTAACTTTAAAAGCATGATAGAATTCTTAAACATCAAAAACCATTGGACTAATATTACAGAAGATATTATGATTCAAACTTTAATGGATAAAGAAGTTTTAACTATGGAGACTCTTACTGAAACATGTGAAGCTGTAAAAGCTGTAATGGAAAGAGAATCAAATACTAAACATTTTATTATAAGTAAAATAACAGTATCTGATGAAGTTAAAAACTATTTTAAAGAACAAGCAATTCAACAAACAACTCAATTAGAAACTCAAGACTCTTAAAAAAATAAAAAATGATAGATACAAAAACAATAAACACAAGTAGTCCTATAGAAAAGTTTTATGAAGATTACTTTTGCTTTAGTTATTCTAGCTTAAACAAACTAATCCACTCTGCTCAAGCTTTTTATAACTGGTACATTTTAAAAGAAAAAGAGGATTCTTTAGCAACTTATTTAATAGATGGGAAAGTAATTCACTGTTTAATTTTAGATAAAAAAATGTTTGATGACCAATTTTCAGTAATGCCAAGTGATGTACCTGGCGTTAGTAACAAAAAGGTAATTGAATTTATTTACAGGTTATGGCAAGAAACAAATGATCCATTAAAAGATCTTCATGATTATGAAGATGAAGTACTTCAATGGCTTAAAAATAATGACTTACATCAAAAATTAAAAGATGATAAAGATTTAAAAAAAGTTGATGCTTTAACAGGAGACACTAAACGCTTAAATAAAGTGTTTACTTCTAAAAGTATTAACTACTTTTCATATCTTAAACAATCAGAAAACAAAGATGTTATAGATCAAACAACTCTTGATAGATGTGAAGAAGCAGTAAATGCTTTGAAAACTAACAGAAAAGTTAGAGAACTTCTTAGAATGGGTGAAGAAACTTTTGAGTTAACTGAAGTACATAATGAAAAACCTCTTGCAGCTCAATTGCAAGAGTATCCGTTTGGGATAAAAGGTATAGTTGATAATTATATAATAGATCATGCTACTAAGAAAGTCTATATTAATGACTTGAAAACTACAGGTAAAACCCTGAAAGAGTTTAAAGATAGTGTTGATTATTATAAATACTGGATGCAAGCTGCTATATATATGAGAATGGTTAAAGCTAACCATACTGATACAGCTGATTACGAGTATGTCTTTCACTTTATTGTGATAGATAAATATAACCAAGTATACTCTTTTCCCGTTAGTGTTGAATCAATGCTTGACTGGCAATCTCAACTAGATGGCATATTAAAAATAGCTAATTATCACTATACTAAGAAAGATTATACACTACCATATGAGTTCGCTTTGGGTCAAGTAACTTTATAGTTACATAAAACCATGGCAGTAAAAAAAATAAAAGATATATACCAGGGGTACTTTCAAAAAAGTAAAGTCTTTCTCTACCCGGTATTAGGATTAAAAAGAGGAAGCATATCTCCTATAAACACATATTTCTCATGGGAGGAAAATGTAACTATAGAAGATATTAAGTTGGTATGTTTGCACTATTTAAGAGATGATGATGAATTTTTAAATTTTGAAGATAAGGGTTTATTAGGAAACTCTTTGTATGAAGATTACAAAGAAGTTGATCATGATAAAGCAGTATACATATTTAATTTATCAGAACATGAAAAAGATTTTAATCATGTAATAGCAGGAAGGTATTCAAAGATATCTAACTCATTGAAAAACAAGATTAAAAATTATTATGGACCAAGTACAGCTAACTATGCATTTATTGATAGTTACTTGTATCCTGAGAATTATTATGATACTTATGCTAAGTTCCTAACTACAAATAATGTTGATTTTCCAGGAATGGTTAATCTTCTAAAAGAAGTTGGTGAACTATGCAGTAAACCTAATTTTAAAAAAGAGGAATTAAAAATGTCAGTAAATGCTTTGAATTTAAAGTGATTATATTTAATTTCGTAAACTAATCAAAATCAATAAATATGTCAAAAACCAACTGGCCTGAGCCAAACATGATGCTTGCAAAAAGTGAATGGGCTAAAATACCTTCATTTAGTTTATTACCAATTACAGAGAATTGCCCTTTTGTAGAATGTCTCTATAATCCAATGGCTAAAACTTTAGCTATTATAGGTAAAAGTAAAAAGGATACTTTCCATATGATTCCAAGATTGGATGATAATGGTCATCCTCAAAAACTAAAAATAGGAGCTACTCAAGAAGAACCTTTTAAGAAACAAAGGGTTCAACAGGAAAGTTATAGTGAATACTATCTTACTGATAAATCTGACGTAGAAACATTCATTAAGAATTTTGCAATCAATCATGAAGACTTTGATTATTCTACAGCTTTAGATATGGAAACAATGTCTAATCCTGATAAAGTAGCTAAAGGGCCTCAGATTATCAAACAATAAATTTTATTAATAGTCAAGAAAAGCAGATTAATAGTCTGCTTTTTTTGGCACTAATTTTTAAAAATATGAGTAAAAAAACATTTGTGCTTGTATCATATGTAGGTACACACCGTGAATATGATGCAACACTTGAACCTGATGACATGCCTGATGAGAAAAGAAAACTCGTAACAGAAATGTATAATGAAAAAATAGATTTTAGTGAAAAACCTAAACTTATGCCTAAGGGTAACGAATTATACTTGACATGTGTGAAACTATGTAAAGAACAGCATAGTAAAAATCATGGAAGATATGCTCAAATATGCAGAGTGCTTACAATAAGTAAACTTTAAAAACTACTATATGAATCATTGGGTAATGGATTATGAAACTATGATTAATTTCTTTTGCGGAGTCTTTGAAGATTATAAGACAGGAGAGAAGAAAATCTTTGTTGTCCATGATCTAAGAAATGATTTTGATGAACTTGTTAAGTTTCTACAAACAAATATAGATAATAAAGAAAGACACATTTCATATAATGGTCTTGCTTTTGATGCACAAATAACAGAGTACATCTTAAGACATGCTGATAATTGGTCCCATTTAAAAGGCTGCTTATTAGCACATAATATATATGAAAAAGCACAAGATACAATTGAAAGATCTAGAAATAGAGAATGGTTAGAATTTTATGAATCACGTATGCGCATTCCTCAATTGGATGTATTTAAACTAAATCATTGGGATAACCCTGCTAAGAGATCATCTCTTAAATGGATACAATTTTCAATGGATTGGAAAAATCTTCAAGATATGCCTATACATCATGCGGAAGCAATTACAACTCAAGATGAAATTGATATGATTGTTAACTATTGTATTAATGATGTAAAATCAACTAAAGAAATACTTTTCCTAAGCAAAGAACAAATTAACCTAAGAAAAACATTAACTAATGAGTATGGAATCAATTTATATAGTGCATCAGAACCAAAAATCTCCAAAGAACTCTTTCTCCACTTTCTCTCTGAGAAAACAGGAAGGGAGAAAAAGGAGATCAAATATGCGCAAACAAAGAGAACTAAGATCATTGTCAAAGACATCATCTTACCTTACATCAAATTCAATACACCAGAACTACAGAACTTGCATGAGAAATTCAATGACTCTATTATAGATCCTCTAAATACTAAAGGAAGTATAAAATACTCTGTTAAAACAGATGGTGTAAAAATTGACTTTGGTCTAGGTGGAGTTCATGGAGCTAGAAAAAGTGGAGTTTATGAGGCTAATGAAGGTATGACTATTATGACTAGTGACGTCAAAAGTTATTACCCTAATCTAGCTATTAAAAATAAATGGTCACCAGCTCATATAAACAGTGATGTATTCTGTGAACTATATTCTTGGTTTTATGATGAAAGGGTTAAGATCCCTAAATCAGATCCTAGAAACTATGTATATAAAATTATACTAAATAGTACATATGGTTTATCAAATGATAAGTTTTCATTCTTGTATGATCCTCAATTTACTATGCAAATAACTATTAATGGTCAATTAAGCCTTATGATGTTATATGAAATGATAAAGGAGGGAATTCCCGGAGCAATACCTTTGATGCAAAACACAGATGGTGTTGAGACTATGATACCTACAGAATATATTGATAAGTATATTGATATATGTAACCAGTGGGAAAAGCTAACTATGTTAGAATTAGATCATGATGAATACCAAAAGTTAATTCTTGCTGACGTTAATAATTATATTGCTATTAACAAATTTAAAGAAGTGACTAAAGAAAAGATGGATAAAATTCTATCTGATGCTCCTCATGCTCTAGTAAAAGAAGAGAATGATAAGTATTATTACGCACCTACTAAATGTAAAGGGCGCTTTGAATTTAATGGACTTGCTCTACATAAGAATAAAAGCAACTTAGTAACTTCTAAAGCACTGTTTTACTTTTTTGTACACAATGTATCACCTGAAGCTTATCTTGCCACTAACAATAACATATTTGATTATTGTATAGGTAAGAAAATAAAAGGTAACTGGGAGTTTAGAGAGAGATTTGTTGAGAAAAATTTATATAATCCTAATGTACCTTTAGCTGAAAAGATAAAATGCATTAAGAAATATGGTTTTTATGAAGTTCATGTTGATGGTTTTTGGAGAACGCCTGATATGCAAGGTGAAATGGCAGGAGCTTATACAGAGCAAGCTTATATGATAGCTAAAAAGGCTGAAATTAAAGCAGATCCAAGGGGTTACTATAAAGAAAAATCTTTACAACCTACTATTAGATATTACATAAGTAACAAAGGGTCTAAGATCTATAAGTGTAATAAAGGAGATACAAGGGAGATACAAGTAGAAAGTGGTAAGTGGTTGATTAATATCATGAATGACCACAAAGAGAAAAAATGGGAAGACTATGGAATCAATGATCAATATTATATTCAAGCAATATATAGAGAAATTGATAATGTAGCAGGTCCCGCATTACAACAATTAAGTTTATTTTAATAAGAAAAATTATGCCAATAAATGTTATTACAACAGATGCTCAAGGTTTAGCATCTGTACCACTTCCTACACATGGAAGTACCTACACGCCAGTAGGACATAAATTAATTATTGATGAAGTTATAGCTGAGTTAAGTGCTAACAACTTCACATTAAATAATACAGAATATAGAAAAAATGTTAATGGAGAAATTGCTCAAGGTATTTATCACCTGAATTATGGTAATGACTCTGATATGGGACTAATGTTTGCTTGGGCAAACTCCTATGATAAAACAATGCGCTTTAGATGCGCAATAGGAGCATACGTATTTGTATGTGGAAACGGATTAATAGCAGGGGACATGAGTAATTATGGCCGAATCCATAAAGGAGATGCTGTTAAAGAAGTTAAAGATCATATCAAATCTCAAATAGGTAATGCTAATGTATACTTTAAAGAGCTTATACAGGATAAAGAAGAGATGAAAGATATTACTATAACTGATGAGCAAACTGCAGAACTTATGGGTCTTTTATACTTTAAAGAAGGTATAATATCAAGTTCTCAACTTATAGTTATTAAAGAACAATGTAAAAAACCAGCGCATAGTTATAATGCACCGCTTGATTCATTGTGGACAGTATATAACCATATTACTTTTGCACTTAAAAAATCTCATCCTAAAAGTTGGATGGAACAACAAAAGAATCTTCATAGGATCATTAAGAAGAAGTACATG